GGTTGTTTATGAGGAGTGCTTTCTGAGTTGAGGATGCCGATGAACGTGATTTTCCAAATACGAGTCCCATATTTACATAGGGGACCCAGGAAAACCAACACGTCCGTTTCTTTCCCTTCCAAATCTTTTCTGTCTTTTCAATAAGAAAAGAGGCAGAATTGATCTGACAAAACCGGTTATTTGAGTACGTCTTTCCAACTGATGGTGTAAAACCCATTATTGGACAAAGAAGTACCCATAACTTGTAAATGTCAGGGTGGGAGCGAAAAAGACCATCATCTCCATTGATGATCAAAGGCAAAAGCTTCAGAAAGATCCTAAACTTGGAGTCATCCGACAGGTTCTGGTAGATCCCTCCTGATTTGAATAATTCCCACGCAACTCTAATGATGGTTGCGTTGAGAATACACAAAACAGGAAAGGAAACTACCGATCCCATAAGTTGACCCCTCGTCTGGGTCTCATAAACACCCGTGTCGGGGTTCTCAATCAAGTGTCTCGTTAGGAGGCGTCTGGTTAAGTCAAGTAGCTGAGAGTCGAGGACAGTGAGGTCGTTGATCTTGGGAGTTAAAGCCAAGATTAAACCATCAACGACAGCCTCCGAGTATCTGGAATAAAGCGAATCAGTCGCAGCCTTGTAGTCAACGGAGGTGTAAACCTCATCTTGACGTAAAGACCCGACCACATTCTGCAGCATTTCTTCAGATACAGGTGATCCGACAAGTTGAAAGGTAGGGTGATCCTTGAGTGTCTTCCACATAAACCGTTGAACAATCTTTAAGACTGTCATGGTTGCGGGAGGACCTCGAGATATTATCCTAACTTTAAACGGCTCAGCAAGAGCGGTCAACTTGACGGTCGGACTTTCAGTAAGAGCCATCTCTAACACTTGAGTGATCCAAGAGCGAAACAGAAGGAGGGTAAGGGAGTCGTTGATGATGATCTTGTGATCAGCACCACACCCCTCGGATGGGCGATAGATGGCTTGGGTAGCCTCTATGACATCCTTGTAACGATAAGCCTTATTTAAAAATTCAAATAAGATAGGGTCATCGTCCTTACTCTCTTCCATCTGTTCCTTCAGGATATCACAAAAGAATCCAACAGAACCCAACTCTTTCCTGGTTCGTAAAACGTTCGAGGAAACAGAAGGGAGGAACGGAAAAACATCAGCAAGGGGGCTGAGTGATTTTCCCTGGAATAGTTCCATTGTTGTGCGTCGGCACTCCTCCTCCATCTCTAAGGGAGTAGGAGGAATGAAATTCTCTGCCCAAGAAGCTTCTACTTCGACTTCTTTGACCTCACCGGTCAAAACGTCGAAAGTATTAGACTTCGAGATTTCCAGAGTTAATTCATCTGGGCTGGGACAAGCGGTCTTCCAGCCAAGGAGTACTGAAACCCCAAAGGAAAAGTACTTTCGAAAGTCTTCATCAGACTTCTTAGCTCTTCTCCCAAAGGATTTCAACCAACGGTAGTGAGAACCGGACATAAGTATGTCGGGCCTATCACACACAACACCATTTGGAGGTTTCGGTAAAACCTCCCCAAAAACATGAGCGGAAAACGCCGCACTCTTGTACTTCAAGAAAGATATAGCATCTTTCTGGTAGTGAGGAGTGGGCAATTGAGTTTTCCAGTGTTCCACAGTATGTCTGATTGACTGCTTAGAACACGCGCTCGAACCGTCGTAGCCATAATAACCACTAAGTTCTAGAAGTACCTTACACGATTCGTATAAGAATAGTTCCGTACCAACAAGACTCTTAACCCACTTTCCATAATTCTGCAAGCCAAGCAGAGGGGAAGGGGATTGAGAGTCAAGGTCACTTCCGTGACCTAGAGCTTTTTGACCTAAAAATTTGCTACTAATATTTTCATCCCTCGGAGGAGGGGGGTGGTCGTTTTGCATTGTTTCTAGAAATAGTA